AATTTTCTTATACTGTATTTCGATTCAATCCTTACAATCTCTTGATTCTGTGCCGTAAGGGTTGGGCAGATGTTTCCTTTATCCTGCACTCTCCCTCTTCTTGTTGTGCTTTCAGGGTAACTTGCATCAAAGCAGCCGCCTATTTCACACTCGATCGAACCTTCTTTTGTGGCCTGCTTGATCAGAACAAGATTATCTTTCTGTACACTCGTCAGGCAATTACTGATTCCCTGCATATTTGGTTCAAGTCGCTGTTCCGTTGGACTTCCGGCTGTTCTGTCTGATGGGTTATCAGGATTTCTGCCACACATGGCAACTATCTGTTTATCAACAATCATCGGTTCCCTCATCCCCCCCTGCGCAGTCGTAAGAGATGGAGAAATATAGTTTTTATCCCATACATTTCCAGCAAAGCCGGTTCCTCTATCGTCTCCGTACAAATTTCCTAATCTTCTTTGTTTCATTAAAACAACTCCTAAATCGTGGTTTCCAGCCTTTACGCATCTTGCAATCGGATATAAACCTCTTTGAAAATCTGCTGTTACTCCGGTGTATATACTGCCTATTACTTCCATTCAATCACTCCATTCATAGATTGATTTCCAAAACCTTTATAATCCCTCGCCATAAGAGTTGTTGCAATATCAATCTGCTTTTTAATCTGCGTTGCTTGATTGATTAACAACAAGGTTTCCGTCTGACCGCAAGCTTGATATTCCGCAGTCATATCTTGCCTTGATGCAGTTTGCAACTTCTCGTTTTTTCGGTTCTTTAATCGTTCCGTCAACGCAGACCTGTTCTGTTCTTAGCATTGTATTTTGCAAAGTACCATTGTCAATGAGTGTCCTTATCAGCTTTTGAGTTTTTTCATTGTCAATATAATATTTCTCATCTACACTATCCTCCAGGTAATCCTTGAGTCTTTTTTCAAGCGGTATTGGTTTTGGAAATTTATAGTTAAACTCTCCAAGAAACGAGAACATAAAGCATCTGTTCCTGTTTTGTGCAACGCCGTAGTTCTTCGCGTTCAGGTCCTTCCAGTAACTCACATATCCAAGATCTGTCAAAAAATCTATCCAGTTCTGGAAGTCCGTTTTATTGGCATCCGCATGTACTTGTGGCACATTTTCCATAAAAAGTATCTGTGGCAGCCCTCCGCCAGATTCTTTGATTTCCCTCAAAATGCGCTCCACTTCCCACAGCAGACCGGACCGTGTGCCGCTGCCTTTTTTCATCCCCGCCTGCTTCCCTGCCAGTGATAAGTCTGTACACGGAAACGAATAGGTCATGAGATAACAGTATTTTTCGGTATCGCAGATGTTCAGATCATCTGCATGAATCTGTGTGATGTCCAGTGGCGGGAAATCCGTGCCGTGCACTGCGTTGTAGCTTGCAATGGCATATTTGTCAAACTCAACAACCCGGTAATGCTCAAATTGTGCGCCGATATCCCGCAACGCCATTGCCTGAGAACCATACCCGGCAAAAAGCTCAATAAGACGGATGGGTTTCGTGATCTGTACAGGCTCCCGGATCATGTCAAATATGTTCATCTGGTTCATGGCATCACCTCCGGGAATAAATCAAACAATGTCGGTGTGTCAATCTCATCTTCTGCCGCCTGCAGATACCCAACCCCATCCCGGAAGTAATCCGGATTCAGCTCGCATCCTTTACCATTCCGGTGCATCTTAACCGCTGTCATTGGAACTGTCATAAGACCACCAAACGGATCATAGACCATGTCACCCTCATTGCTGTATCTGTTGATGATCCGCTCCACAATATCCAGCTGCAAGGGACAGACGTGCATCTGCGCGCGGCGACGGCTCTGCGTAGTATTTAATGTACGCATACGGTTGATGTCGTCCCATACCTCCAGCTGATTCCACGATCCCGGCGCAACCACCATAAAGGTAGCTGGCAGCTTCCCGCTTTCGTCCAGCTTCTTAGCCAACTTCACATGATTCTCATAACTGTAGACATTTTCCCGGCTGTACTGCCTGTACACATTCTGCAGATTATCAACCGATATGCTTTCAAGTTCTTCCTTGGCTACCAGCCTGTCCCCGGACGATCTCCAGTACCCATGTGCATCAATCTGCCACTGTGCGCGGGTGTAATCCTCTTTTGATTTCTTAACTGGAGCATCCGCGTATGCTGTAGATCTGTCGGTCGGCAGCTTTCGGAAAAGCAAGATATATTCAGGACATCCTACCCCCATCTTTGTCCCATCCTTGCACTGTTCTGTCCACCAAAGCCGGTATGTCTGATTGTTCTCACGGACCACATCGGTCACGACCGTGATCATGCCGAAATATTGAAATCCATGCTTCATATAGTGTTCAATACAAAGTGCATGAAATGGCTCAATGGTAGACATTCCCGTGCCAGTAGCTTTGCCAAATAAAACTCTGTCTTTTACATGGATTGCAGCCACACGCCCCGGCTTTAACACTCGAAGCAACTCCGGCGTAAGGAAATCCATCTGCTCAAAGAACCGGTCCGTGTTCTGGTTATGCCCGAAATCGTTATAGTTGGCGCTATACTCGTAGTGGTTGCCGAACGGAATTGATGTATGTATCAGGTCAATGCTGTTTGTTTCCATTGCCCGCGTTTCTTCTACGCAATCCCCATATACCGCTTCATAGTGGTTTCCTCTTACCGTTCTTTCTTCTCTGCTACCTTCCACGCCCATCTTCCTTTCTAACCGCTGTGTCTTATTCTCTGAATTAAGTCCATACTTCTTCACAATCTCGATCATTTTCGCGACCATGTGATTGTGATTCTTCCATTTTTCCAGCAATGCTTCCTTGATCTGCCGCTCATTTTCCATGTAGATAATGTCAATCACAACCGGTTCTTTCTGTAAAAATCGATAACACCGGTGTACCGCCTGAATAAAATCGTTGAACTCATAATCAATTCCAAGAAAAATCTCACGATGACAGTACCTCTGAAAGTTACATCCGGATCCAGATAATGATTTCTTTGTGGCAAACAGCCGGCTTTTTCCATTTGAAAAATCAATGACCCTCTGCTCCCGCAGGTCGTAATCCATAGCGCCGTAGATATCCACAACACCGGGAATCTCTTTGAGAATCGCCGCTCTTTCACTTTCGAGATCATGCCACAGGAGGAAATGATCCTCCGGTGATCCGTTTACAATTTCCTGCATCTTTGCCACCCTTGCACCGATGCTCTCCCGTTTTACCGCCGCAGCTTCTTTCAATCCTTCTGCTGCTTCCTGGAACAGTTGCATCTGACCATCTCTGTCAGCGGTATCCCCGTAATGTACCGGCAGTTCATGCCACCGCACATCCAGTTCCGGCAGATCGTATCCGTCATCAGAATAATTAGGATCCAAATCTGAAGGTTTCGTGATGAATAACGCCCAGCTGCTTACCCACATCCAGAACTCATCTTCCATGTTCGGGTAAAGTGTCAGGTTATTCGCCTTAGTACTGTCCCTCTGGAAAAATCTGGTCAGTGCCTGCCCGGTGTCCATCACTTCCAGATATCCGGCGTAGTGGATCAGCTCCTTATATTTGTTCGGTGACGGTGTGGCCGTGGCTACCAGCTTATACGGAACATTTTTAAATTTATCTAAAAACGTCTGATAAGTTTTACTTCCGAAACTTCTTAAAACACTGGCTTCGTCAAGTGATGTTGCTGCAAAGTAATCTGGCCGTATATCGCCATCCCGGACACGCTCATAATTTGTTAATACAATCTGGCTTGTGCTCTGCTCCACTTCTTCCATCGTCCGACAGTATTCTGGTTTCTCATACCCCAGAACTTCCACCGCATCTCTGGTAAATTCCTGCTTTACTCCAAGTGGTAACACAATCAATGCACGTCCGCTGCTATGTTCCGCTGCCAGATGGCAGAATTCTATTTCCTGCACTGTTTTTCCAAGTCCAAAACTCTCAAACAATGCACGCCTGCCGCCTTTTAATGCCCACATCACAGCATCTCTCTGGTGTGGCTTTAATGCTTTATTTACTTTTTCCGGCTCTATAACAAATCCACTGTCTGTCGCAAGCTCTATCTTTGTTTCTAAAAACTCTTTGTATGTCATTTTTCAAAAGGAACCCGATATATCGTTTCCCCGGCCGGAGGTTCGGCTCCTTTCTTGAAATATTTAATTTTGTGCCAAATAACACATAATTCCACATTCTGGCATAATCTCTGTATTCATGTCTCCCCTGTTCGGATCCAACTCATCCAGATATACCGGACCGTTTTTGTCTTTCAGCATGGAATGCCCGACTTCTCTTTCTAACTTCGCCCGGCTTTCAAAGACTTCCGGGAAATCCTTTCGAATGTGGTTCCAATAACCCATACCGCCTTTTACACAGCCGACACAGTTATTGTTCGCATATCCCAGCTCGTACATCTTTGGCCGGGCAAAATCAAAAGTCCGTTCAAACAACCCATGTACCTCTTCTTTACTTAATCCTTTGTCCATGAGTGGAAATTCATGTGCTGCCTGTAAATTGGCTTCTACTGTTCTCTCTGCTCGGTTTCTCTCCTTAAGATCAAAACCCCAAACATATGTCAGATCACAATCCTTGTGCTGTTCCTCCCACTCTTTTCTCACCCTCTTTTTCAACCAGTTCGTGCAAGGTGCGAATCCATTCGCCGGATTTCTGAAACCACCAAAGGTCCTTACACAATCTTCCACGCACCGATATTCTTTCGATTTCAATATCTGTATTTCTTTACCGATTGCATTCTCGCAATCCTTAATGAATCTGATACTGTCCTCATGTTGGTCTTGGATGTCTATGTAAATCCATTCATCTACATCCCCGGCAAGATACCCCGCCATAAAACTAGATATTCCTGCACTTATCCAACATACTTTTAATTTTTTCATGACAACCACTTAACAGATTGCTCTGTGTCCGTGGATAAGGAATTACGGCTCCCAATAGTGCCATACGGCACCGCTAATTAAATTCCTTTTATTCTCGCCTTTCTTCACCTTTAGGCGGTCAACCTTGGTCTACCAAGGCTTCTGTCATTACTCCTTTCTCAAATCAAACATCATTTCTTCTTACCTCTTTTAGGCTTAAACTTATAAACATCATTCTTCTGCCGGCTTATCGCACTGCGGTAACCGTTTAATTTACTTGCTCTGCTTTTGCTCATCTGCTCCCCCTCTCTTCACAATCTCTCTCACTATCCCGTTTCGGGCAGTTCATCGGACTGGACTTACAGCCACTGTTGATCCTGACCCATATCTTGGTGCAGATATAAATGCCCGGCTTTTTGTACTGGTCCGTGACCAGATGACGGTACTCGCACTCTGCACACTTCGGTATATCAATCCTGTTATTCCTGCATCCCTGTGTAACCTTGCTGGACAATTTACGGCTGCGTACAAAGTATGCGACCGTTGCAGGCTCAACATAGATCTGCTCCTCTTCTGCCATGTGGTCAGAAATGTCGGCGAAAGTACAGCCTGCATCCAGCAGTTCTTCTACTTTGTCACGGTAACCATCGAGCATACATCCTCGCCTGCGTCCGCTCATCTAACTACTTCCCTTCTAAGTAATCTTTTCTTCTAAGAATTTTGCTGCATCCTTAAAACCATGAGTTCTCAATTCTTTAATTACACGATCTATGTTTGCCATATGATACTGTGAATTGTTCTCATCATGTGAATCTGCACAAGCATTTATCACTGCTGTATTCAAATCCATTCCTAACCGCTCATTAAGATACACTGCGTAATCTGTAAGTGTTACATAATGTTCCCCGATATAATCAAGATCAGTTGCATCTTTAACGGCTTTATCAAAATGTGCTTTAAATTCTTTCATGCGTTTCTTTCCAAATCTGTATTCTTCATGAAGCACCAGTGCTGTGACCGTAAGCACGGTATTGTATAAATTCTCCGACAATGTATCCCAGAACTCTCGTATTTGTGATGCTGTAAACTTCATCGGTGCTTTTAAAACATTCCGAATTCGAATATCTTCTTTTAACCCTTCTACTCCCTTTTTTGATACGATATTGCTTGCATAAATCATTCCTTGCATACGCAATTCATAATCTTTATCCATTTTTGCCAATGTTCTTTCTTGTCCTCCTATCTACGTCGCTTATATGTGCCAGAATCAGTTGCTTTGCATATTCTGCAAATGACACATTTTTGTATTTCTCATAAAACTGATCTGCTGCATGTATTAATTTTTCAAACCATTCCTCACTATTATCAGCTTCATAGTATTTCTGCCGGAACTCATAGTAATCTTTGAAAAACTGCCACTCCTCTGAACCTTTTTCCAATTTTTTATATGCCATAATCTGTCCGCCTATCAATCAAATGGAGTGCCGCAAGATTCCCGGAAAACATCCTTTTGCCGCATCCGTGCTTGAATCTGCTCAATAGTTTCAGCTCGCTCGATAAATTCCATACGATCACCTTCAAACTGAACAACTTCTCTAAACGGTGTACCTTGTCGGTTCTTTTCAACTTTCAAGCCTTTAAATTTTCTGTCTTCATCCAAATTCCACATTAGGATAATATTAGAAGCATCCTGCTCAATATCTCCGGATTCTCTCAGCTCGGACATTGTAGGCTCTTTCGTTGCATTCATTTCTGATATTCGGTTAAGCTGTGACAATAGGATGATCGGAACGTGAAGTTCTCTCGCAAGTGCTTTGAATTGCTTCGAAACTTCCCCGACTTCGGATGCACGATTATTGAATTTTCGCTTACACCGTACCAATTGCAAATAGTCAACCACGATCACGTCATATCTTTGATGCCTACATTGCACTCTTATTTCCTCAACAGCATTTGTCTGATCATCAATTGTGATCGGGTAATTCTCAAGTTCATCATTCGCCTTATCAAATGCTTCTTTCTCTCCACCAAGAAAAGACTTTGCCCTGCGGATTCGAGTCAGACCGATCTTTGACATTCTTGAAACAAACCTTTCATAAATCTGACTATTGTTCATCTCCATGTTGTAGTAGCAAGTGTTATAGCCTTTTCTTGCCATATTCTCAATTATCTGTGCCACAATAGCTGACTTACCAACTCCCGGTCTTGCGGCAACAACCGTAATGTCTCCACCTTCAAGGCCACCAAGGCAATCGTCAAGACGATAAAATCCTGTCTTCACCCTGTCCTCTCCAACGTCATCATTGAAGTATTTATCTTTGTTCTCTGATACGATTTGCTTCATCAGCTTAGATTTCTTCAACTGATTAACTTGGATTTCCTCAAGTCTTGTGAGAACTTCTGCGATTGAATTATCAATGTCACACGGTCTTAAGCTCACTCTTTGAAAAAGATTTTTTGTTTCCCTTGCCCGCCAGTCCTTAACTACTGCATCCGCATAGCTTTTCATGGCTGTCGATACTGGAGTTTCAGTCACACATTCCTTAATCTCCCCGGCGATTATTTCCGGCTCCCATTTGTGGTTTTCAAGTGCCTGCGACAGCGAAACGACATTAATGTTTTCGCCCCGATCATACATGGCAAGCATTTCAGCAAATGCGTCTTGGCAAAATTCCGTATTGAACATTTCCGGCTTCAATTTGTTGTAGACCTTGTACATGGAATCGTTGTCAATCAATACACAACCGATCACTCCCTGTTCTGCTTCGGTCAACTGCTACCACCTCTCTCTCGTTTCTCAACTTGGCGAATCCAATAGTCGCAATCCTCTTTCAGCCAATCTCCGTATTTGGGTATGTAGCGATATTCTGTATCGTTCGGATTGTGTTCCGTGTAATCAGCCACATATACCCTTGTGGCTTCGTATATGAGCTTTCCAACGGCTTTTCTGTTTGGTTCGATAACTTCTAAGAGTTTGTCCATCCAAATGATCTTAGCGGACGTTAAAGACGTTTTCTTTGGATATTCCTTGATTGTAAATTCCCATGCCTCTTCCACGTTAAAATCACTCACAAGTTCACTTGCTTTTGTATTTTCTTTCTCTTTATCTAACTCTTTATCTTTCTCTGTCGTAACATTTTTGTCACAAAGTGACTTTTCGCTCTTTTTTGCTCTCATTTTCCGCATTCTCGCAGCACTTCCGCTCTCTGATCCCACCATCGTTTCAAGCTGGGACATATACAATGCTCCATCATCCATGACCTCGACCAGTCCAATTTTTTTCAGCAATTCCATAGCAACAATGACGGTATCAATATCTGTCCGTGTCATTTCTGCCAGTTTCTTTGCATCATACGGAATCAATAACTTTCCAACATTTCGAATCAAGACACCGTCCGTCCGGATGGATTTTAGACAAAGTTTCAAGTAAAACAGGCAGTACTCTTTTCCGTTTTCTTGGTCCTCCAACCATTCGACCGCATCCTCTTCAAAAAAATCTTCTTTGAGCTTAAGCCAGTAATAACGCTTATTTTCTGCCATCTACCAGCACTCCTTACCTTGGAGTAATTCCAATACTTTTGCTCCAGCATCTTCCGGCCGACAGAATACAAACTCCACATCGTATTTAAGCTGCATAGTCAGCATTGCTTTCGCCAACGTCTCGCCGGATGTCGGCTTTGCCTTTGGGAGTGGCACATTCAGCCACTTGCCAGTGTTATGCATATAAGCAATCTTGTTGTACCGGTGCAGACGCGGATTGTGCCATTTAAACACATCCTCAATAGTTTTTACGCCGTCCGTGTTCTCCACAAGCACGAATAACTTAATGCCGTTATTCTGTGCTAAAATACACTCATCTCGGAACCTTGGATGCGCTTTACCGCAAATGTTTCCTACGATCTCCTGCATATCCTTTTTTGTATCCACGGACACATCGTAGCTACCGAGGAAATCCATTTTCTTTACTTCCATCTTTCGCGCTGATTTCCTCCGAATCACATCCATTACCTTATCTGTGGCAATTACATAGTCACCGACCGGGAGTGGCGCACGCAAAACCTCTATATCGTGGCAGTCAAAGTATCTATTCTTAAGAATATGTAACCCCTCTTTCTGCCCTTTGTCTTCAATCAACATCATTTATTCATTCACCTCTTCTCAAATGCCTTTCTGACATTACAGAATGGCTAAATTGGGATTTTTACTGTTCAGGTCGAATATTTTACCGACCATATAATTTTTATTGACAGGCGGTCACACTGGGCAACCGCCTAATCATATTTAATTGAATGGCAATTCTTCATCTATTCCAGATGGAATATTCATAAAACCATCCCCTGCTGCACTGCTGGGCGACGGTCCTTCTGCAGGCTGGCTATTCTGCGCAGCCGCCTTACTTTCTGCAAACTCACAATTTTCAATAAGGCACTCATTTGTATACACCTTATTTCCATCCTTGTTTGTATAGCTGCCGGTCTGCCAGCTACCTTCAACGACCAGCTTTGTGCCTTTGCGGCAATACTTTTCAATGAACTCCGCTCTTTTGCCAAATGCAAGGCAGTTAATAAAATCTGCCGTAGGTTGTCCGTCCTGTTTGAATTTGCGGTCTACAGCAAGTGAAAATCTTGCAACCGCTGTTGATTTTTCTCCTTGTGAATATCTAATGTCTGGGTCTTTTGTCAATCGTCCCATGAGAATAACTTTGTTCATAATTTTCCTTTCCGCACCCTGCTTGCAAACAGGATGCTCACAAGCCAGAAATTCCTTATGAGATCACAGTGAACTGCGGATATTCGCTTAATTCAAGCGCCAAATAGTTCTTGATTCTGCTCATTGCTTCATTTTTCCATGCTCCACCATCTGCTTCAAAGATTGCACACTGCACGCCGCAGGAGGATTTCATTCTGAAAATAAAATCACTTGCCGGCTGCTGCACTTCTAAGAATGTTCTGTATGGAATCAGATTAACCGGGTTAGGAACCACAGCATCTGCTTTACTTGCCACTCCAGTTTTAATAGTTGCTTTCTGTGTAACACCGTCATCTCCATACTCCGCAACCGTTCCATCTTCTACCGTTCCTGCAAATTTTAAAACAAGATCTCTGTCCTCATTTGGAACAAATTTCGACTGCAAAGCAATCACAAAATTTTCGTGGTCGATAAAACTTCCAAACCGGAAATCCGGCAACTCTGCATTGACCTCAACCAAATATTCCCGCTTTCTGTCCGCATCAAGGGATGAATATAAGTGGACTTCCGTCGGGGAAATCACATGGACGATCATCTTTTCTGACATACTGTCGATATTTGCCTTGATATACTCTACAAGGCTCGTTAATGTTTTCATTCCAATGGTTTTCGCATACGGAACGTAACTGATACGGTTAAGTGGCTTGTCCGAATATGTATTGCCATCAATTTCAGTAATAACCGGTGTTTTTAAACCAACGATATACTCCAATGCTTCTTTAATCATAATTTTTACCTCTTCTTTCTATGCCTGTTTTACCTGTCTAAAATCTACAACACCATCGTTTTCCTCGGATTCTTCGATTATTTCTCCTGTGTCCACATCTACGGTCTTTCCATCGATATGCTGCTCTTTCTGGTATTCATCAAGGGAAATCTGACCTTTGATACCCGGTCCATATTCCTCGGCAAGAACTTCTCCGGTTGTAAGATTTGTTCCAAGAGCAAACTTTGTCTCCACAGGCTTTGGCTGTGCTCTTTTCTACGGAAATTTCACAAGTTGCATCGTCTCTATCTTCGTTCTGGGTGAACTTTAATTTAATAACTACCTCTCGCTTATTTTTCCACGGTGTATTAGGATCCTGCATATTCTCAAAAACATCCTGCAATGCTTTCTGCGATTTTTCCTGCAATGCACCGCCTGCTAATTCTGCTAAATCAATTGGATTCATAAAAATTCCTTTCTGTGCATGGTTAATAGTTGCTATATATAAAATTGACCGGTCAAAATTATTATTTGTCAGAACGGACAAAGGTTCATATCAACCTCTAATCCTTTTTCTGCAATATAAACATTTGCTCCATATTTAACTGTTTCTTCTGTCTTTTGTTTGAATAGTGCGGGATCTCCGCTTTTATCTGATAAGTGAATTAGAACGACATTTCTCAATGCCGGGTTATCGTTAGTAGAAATAAATTTAAGTGCCGTATCAAGGCTCATGTGCCCTCGTAGGCGGTGTTCATAGTTTGGCTCGTCCCGATTGACAAATTGCATATCGTAATTGGCTTCGCATAAGATATGATTCACTCCATTAAACCGCCACCGGACATATTCTGTGTCTGTGACATACACAAGGCTTCCCATTTCCGGGTGTGTGATATAAAATCCGTAGCAGGGGCACTCTGAACCGTCTCCGTTGTTGTGTAGCCATCTGCCGGACTTATCCCGGTTTTCAAATGCTCGTATGCTAAAGCTTTCTTTCCCAAACTGTAGGATATTTCCATCTATCAATTTGAACGGCTCCCACACTGGAATACCGGCTCTAACATACTGAAAGAAGTACTGATGATGGTCAGAATGTATATGGGTTGTGATTACTGCCTTAATCTTCATTACATTGAAATTCAATGCTTTCTTAACTTCCATGAATGGTAACCCGGCTTCGATTATCAATGCTTCGTTGTCATTCTCCAGAATGTAGCAGTTACCGGACGAACCGGAACCTAAGACTTTAAGTTTCATTGCTTTCTCCAATCTCTGAAAACTTTGTATAAATCTTATTTTCTGCATAATAGAGGTTATAATCGTGCTGCTCGATATACCACCACAATTTCTTGTGTCCAAACCTCAATATGTCCTGCCAATAATCAGTGACCTTATACCCTTTATCAACAAGCTGTCTAAAACTCAACTCATCAATCTCGTTACTATCAGCTACGAACATTGCGATATTCATGATCTGTTCAAGTGTGAAATCTTTTGTTACCACATAAACAACTCTCACGATTTCATTCCCAGTTTTGTGAATGTGCTTCAACTGCTCAAATGTATTTAGATGATACACTACTCTTTTGCAGTCGTAGAACGGAAATGTACTTTCGTCTGTCATGTAGCTTGTATGCATTTCAATTGGAATACTGTACGTAGCACAATTAACATAATAATTATTCGCAATCGAAAACAGCTTTCTGTACCAATCAACATGCTTTTCATACTCATGTAATGGGTCTCCACCGCCGGAAATGGAAATAATATTTCTATTTGTCTCTTTTAAAACCTTGGTCAGATTATCAAGACCGCCAAGTGTTGTTTTTGGCACTTTAATACCGTTTTCTCTGACGATGCAATACGGACACTTGCCGTGGCACCCAAAATTTGTAATAATACTTAAATATTTATCCATAAAACTCCTCTCTTACATCGACAATGCTTCGTGTCTGCCCTAACAACTTCCGGTTGTGCTTTGCTCTCTGCTCATTGTCGCAAATGAACTGTTTGCAGATTTCCGGTCGCACCGGATAAATACGGCATTTTTCGCAACTCTTTCCGGTATCAAGAAACGGACAAGTCATGTCATATGGTTGCTTCGCAGTAGGAAGCAGATGTTTGCACTCCTGGATATGATTCTTACGAATATACCGGTGAATGACCTCTACTTCCTTTCTGCTCATTGGCAAGAGATTTGAGCAACAGTTACCGCACTGGCTGCATTTTCCATCTTTGCAAAAGTTGTAGATATTATCAGCCATACCTTTCTGAACTGACTCTAAAAATGAAATAACTTCCATAGGCTACTCCAATTCTTCCGCTGTTGGAAACTGAAATACTCCGCTCAACCCCATAGTGATTTTTTTGTCAATTCCATCTAGCGGTGACTTTCCCATCTTTACAAGGCTGTGACACATATAGGCATATCTCAATTCTTCCATAGCTTTCTTTGCTTTTTCTTCGGTGGAATATTCAGCAATTTGCATGTCATCATTAAGCGACTCAACACCTGTTAAGTTTTTGTTCAGGAAATAAATCCTTGACTTGAATCTCTGAATAATCACCTCTTCGTATGGCATATCAAGCGTTCCGTCCTGTGATATAACTCTCATGGCAGCCTCCTAATCTTTCATAAAGTCCGGCAAATTCTCGTCATTCTCTGCCGATTCAACAACTTCCGCTTCGACTGCTGCGCTTTCAACTTCTTTTGCTTCCGCATCTACAACAAAATCCTCTGAATTGGCGTTCTCGGCAATTTCTTCCTGCGTCTGCTGATAAGTTTCATCCATCTGCATAAGTGACTGTGTAGCCATAGCGTTAAGGTCTTTCGGATGCTTCTTGATTGCATTATTACGCATCTTGCGAATAATCATAGCTTCGGAAGTTTCTCTCCACGCCGCGCTCATATAAGGTCTTGCCACTTCACAAGCAAGCATTTCTTCCAATGTCTTGCATCCGAGAAGTGCACTGATAATCTCGTCCTTTTTAGCCTTAATTTCAGCCTTTTGCTTGTCGGTTGCCTTGCGCTTATTCTCGCAAATTCCAAACGTTTCATTCAAAAGATTGTTGCGCACATGAGCCAAAAGGTTTCCTTTCACGCCTTCACGTTCCGCAATCATGTATTCAATCTTTCCACCGTCCATCTCGACTGGATAAACTACACGGATTACTTTCTGCGACAATCCTTTTTCTTCCCACTCCGGCGGCGTAACTTCAACACCTCTGTGCTTCGGATATGTAAATTCATCCCCTTCTTTCACAAGCCATACCGGATAGACCTTTTTAACACCAACACCGAAATTACGGAGAAGTGCATCGTTTCCGTCTCCCTCAATACCCATTTCAACCTCTTTATACCAATTTCCATTGGCATCCTGCTTATTTCTCAACTGGAAATAACACTCTCTTGGCACGGCATTTGCATTAAGTTTAAGGCTGGAAACCTGCCCGATAACCTGTCTCAAATTAGAACCATTCAGATTTTCCATAGCCGCCTTATTCGATGTAACAAGGTTGTAAATGGCACTCATAGATGCCATAACGCACTGTTTGGAATAATCATCAAAGGCAAGACCATGTTCTGCGAAATCACGCTCCATAAGTCCGGTATACTGATTTGCATAAAATGAAAGTCTTGTATTCATTTCCTGCTTAACTGCAACTTCCTGTTTCTTTGTTTCTGCCATAATTATTTATTCCTCGCTTTCTCCGGCAGCTACCGGTTCCTCATACTTCTTCACAACTGCCACCTTATCAGCACCGTAGGTATCCACCCACTTCATATCCACGGTTTCATCCGTAACGGTCAGCTTTGCACCATTGGCATTTACAACCGTGTCACCGGCTTTTACGGAATCCTCGGTGCGGTATGTATAACTTCTGGTGCTGTTTGGAAATTTTGCTTTAATATAATGCATCATTAACCCTCCTTTTTCACATATCCATTTGACAAATTTTCGAGAATACGCAAAAGTCTTTCGTTGGTTTCTGTGGCTTTTCTAAGTTCTCCTTCAAGGCAATATTTATTACTCATAAGTTCATCTACCTTTGTTCGCAAATCCGAGTTTTCAGCCTTCAATTTTTCAATATCATCCATGTACACGACCTCTCTTTCCTTTATTTCTCATATCTTTCTCGCAATACGGAAGAGAACAATGTCCGGCTCTTCCCCAGAACCCTTTACTTGCACTCTTCCAACGCTTGCATGACATACACCGTGCATCCGGCTGTGTGACGTTGTTTCCAATTCCTACTCTTGACATTCGACAACCTCGCTTTCTACAACGTATCCTGATGGAAAATTTCTTTATCCTTTGCGAATATAATTGGATGGCCATAATAGCCGTTATGCGCATTGTAGACTGCAAATTGTAATGTGCCTTTATCAGTTTCGAAATCAACAAACTGAATACCGCCGCAATCTTCGTAATAGCCGGATTCATCTACCTTTTTCTTATTAAGAGCCTTATCTGTAAGATTTACTGCTCTTAATTCAGAACCGATAAACTCCTGTTCATCATCATTTAAGTAGAAATATCCCCAGCTTTCACAACAACATTGTCCATTGTCAATCAGCAAAAGAAATTCATGCTTATCCGTTTTGACTTTGTACCCATCATAAGACGCACCGCCCATTAAACCGCTCATTATCTGAATGATGCCAAGCCTAGACCCATTGCTACCATTTAACGAACCGGTATTTCCTAAAGATACATTCGTTATTTCTTCGATGCTTAAAATTTTCCCTAACGTTTCCATCCTACACGCCCTCCACTTTCAACTGCTTGTCCTCTGAAACGCTCAAAAGAATTAACTGCGCATCCATATCCGGCACATTGAACTCATTCAGCGATTCGGCGTTATCTACGAAAATCGGCACGCTCACACCGTACAATTCGCTTAACGAGCGGATAATATCAAGTCCGGCTACAATTCTGTGACCACTGTTCAAAGTCGAATACGGAACGCCATTTACAGTACACTCACAGCAATCTTTCATGCCGCCATTTAACTGCATTTCAAAGAGTTTGAAATTTACGGTCTTGAAATGGCTGTTGATAGATTCAGAAACCTTATTCATCTTGAAACGGATGAACTCTTCCAACAAGTAAATCATCTGTTCCTGATCGGCAACTTTCTGTCCGATCTCTTTTTGCTCGTCACGAAGCGTTTCGATACGATCATCAATCGCCACATTGTTAGCCACCTGTGCAATAGCCTTGTTCGCTTCGTCAAGCTGTGCCTGCAGATTGGTTTTCTCGGCTTTCAAATCAGTAACAACCTTGTCTGCGCCCTCGGATTCAAGCTTTGCAATATCAGCAAGAATCTTGTCATGCTCTGTTTTCAGCTTCACATATTCTTCATTCTGTGAATAATCAGCTTCTGCCGGGATCTCGGATAACTGCTTTGCATAATCATTCTGCTCTGCAAGTGCCTTTGATTCCTGCTCTTTGAGCGCCGCAATATCTTCCTGCAACTTAGTATTTTTCTTTGTTAATCGCTCAATTTCAGCCTTGCAAGTGTTACCTTTGGCAATCAAATCCTTAAGTTTTCCACCCTTTGCATCATCAAATGCCTTGCGCGCATCTTCTAACTGCTTTTCCGCGCGTGCCTTGGCATCCGCCTTTTTCTGCTCAAAATCAGCCTTAAGAGACTCAATCTTATCCTGCGGCAACTTCTGACCACATAAGGAACAAACCGTTGTAGATTCATCAAATTTCCACTTGGATTCGTCAAAGAGATATGGCATTTCATCAAATGCCTTGGAAAATTCTGCATTGTATTCAACACCAAGATTTTTCCGCTCTGCATCTGTATCGGAAATTGTCTTCTCATTTGCCTTGATCTGATTTTCCGCAGACTGAATCTGATTATGTAAGTCATTTGACTCTCGTGTTGCATCATCCTTGGCACTGTCAAGACCTCTACGTTTTGCGGAAAGTTCGTCATTCATGACCTGCATAATGCCGGACATATCAAATTGCAACTGCATTTCTTTTCCACGGAGTCTGTCAATCTCGGTTCCGGCATTTTCCATACGATCGTCAACCGCTTCAATCTTCCGCTCCAGGTCAGCCTTTAACAACTCCTGCTCTGCAACATCTACATCAACCTTGGATTTCTCTGCTTCGTCAATACGAACCGGAATTTCAGCCTGTTTCTTCTTCCACTCGCTCAAAGCCTTGGAAAACTTGGCACGAATATCATCCGTTGACGGTGCTTTCTCAAGTTCTTCAATCAAACTTTCAGCATAAGCATTTTCATCGAACATTTCTTTTGCCAACTCCACATCTGAAACCTCTGTCGTAAGTTTCATAAGAATATCGCGCTGATCTTTCCATTTCAAAGAAGAGAAATACTGCGGATTGGTCAGCATCTTAAACATATCCTCACTATACGCCAAACCGGAAACATATTCTTTGAAATCAGCTTCGCTCTTCGGGTAGCCGTCAATCTCAAACGAATTGACATTGCCTTGTAAAGTCACGGTGTCGGTACCGCGCTTCTTAACCCAGTTCTGCTTCTGTGCCTTGGAAAGTTCCACTTCCTTGCCATCCACATCCAGAACCGCTACAACCTTGATTTCTACATTGTCTATGCGCTTGCCGTCCTTATCCAATGGACGAACATTGAACTTTTCCTCTCCGGCACTGTTTTTATTAAACAGTAACCATGTAAATGCATCGAAGATTGTTGTCTTTCCTGTGGCGTTCTGTCCTTTAATGCTTGTCTTATTGGAGAAATTCACATCAAGACTCTTGATTCCCTTGAAATTCTCCATATGTAACGATTTCAAAATCATTCGCATTTCTTTCTCATCCTTTCTTTATATTCTCTTTTCAGCTTGTCAAAATATCTGTCATTATCAGAATATCCGCAAGCAAGCTCGGTAGCTTTTACATCCATAGTTGAACACTTATATCCGAATGTTTTAATACTGTGCGCATGTTCCTTTGTAATAAAATCATACAGTGCATTGATATGTAACTTACACTCGATCAGCTCATCGTACTCATCTATTGGAACGTATACATAATTTTTCTTTCCCATTTACATTTCCTCCCTGATTGTCGCCACAGAAACCTCGTAAGCCGTTCTTTCTTCGATTTCTGTGTCTGATAATGTTTTCTTGTATACGCGGCTCTGAATTCTTCCTTCCATATAAATGTGCGCTCCGCCTTCAAAGTTACTTACAAATAAAGCATTTCTTCCCCAGCAGACACATGGAATATAATCTGATTTTCCATAGGACCGATTGACTGCCAATAAAACATCTGCAATTTCTCTGCCGAGTGGTGTTTTTCTATAAGTTGGTTTCTTACAAAGATATCCGTTCAAAGCAACTGTGTTTAAATCTCCACCATCGAAATTATCAAAAACTTCTATTTCGTGTACGAAGACATTTAATATCAACTTTCCACCTTCAGCATTGAAAGAGCGGAACTCTCCTGTAATGAATACCGTTTTTCCCGTATAATTTTTGCCGATATCAATAATTCTGTCAGATATAAGAACTGGGATTTTGTCTTCTACACCACTTAACCTAGATACCGTGATTTCCGATTCATAAAATGATTCTCCGCAAAGTTCGTGGCTGAATGTAAGTGATTTTGTGACTTTTCCCATTATTTCGACCTTGTTATTTTTAAATTTTTCTGTATACATAATTGATTTTCCCTCGTTTGTTCTATATAATATAAATGTTCTTTAGGCATGGTAGAGTTTTTCTCTCTGTGCCTTTATCCTTTTGCATCTACAATCTGAATGTAAACATAATCGCCATATGTGGCTATCCATTCGTTGACGCCGTTCTCATTATCCCGATACACATCTATGCTGCGTCCAAGCTGAATTGTGCCTTTTTCTGATTCCGGTACGCTGATTCCGTAACCGGTATCTGTGAATTGAAAGTATCCGATCAAATCTCCTACTTCGCCATCATCTCCAACCGCATACATAATGATCGTTTTGCCAAGCCATTCTTCTTTTCCTGCGACTGATAATCCCTCCACCGGATATTGACCATTCGCACACGGTTGCCCTGTCCATGTATAACAGGTTGCCCGAATCATTGTTGGTTCTCCATACGGATCAATGCTATGTACATCTGCTTTTGCAGAATTTCCACACAATACCGAGAACAGAAGCATTAGCAGCATAGTTGCTATAAGTTTCTTCTTTCCTATCTTCACTCTTTCCCTCCGTTTCCCATAAATCCCATTACTTTGATTTCCTCTGGTGGTTCCGCAATCATTCCTGTAATTCTTCCGTCATTCAGCTCAATAGCTAATCCGGCTTTTTTGAGACATTTAATCATTGTGATGTCTGCATCGTTTAAATCCGAACTGTTCATTTACTGCTTACCCTCCTCTTATCTAATCGCCAAAGTTATATGTTTCATTTTCAAGTTCCTTATAATGCAAGGAAATAAAATCCGTAAGCAGTGCGATAAATTCAGTGTTTGTTGGTTTTCCTTTTGCCGCTAAGACAGTGTAGCCAAACACATTGTTTATCACATTCATATTTCCTCTTTCCCATGAACTTTCAATCGCATGCCTTATAGCACGTTCTACTCGCATAGTGGTTGTCTCGTACTCTTCTGCAATCTCCGTATACAATCCTTTCACAACGTTGTTGAGTTTTTTTCTGTCCATAAGACATCTTTTGACCGCTGACACAAGATATAAATAACCATTGATGCTATGTTTTACACCAAATTGATTTAACACTGTTTGGATTACCTGTTCGGACGTACTCTGTGCCTTTTCTAAATGTGTATCTACTTTCTTACTTGCATCGCAAATTCCAATGCTTTCTACGGATTGCGTAAATACGTTTACTGCTTCCGTTAATGCCCCGATTGCGTCCTTTAATCTCCGATTTTCCTCTTCAAGCTGTTTAATTTTCTTCTGTTCGCTCATGGCTACTCCTTTCAATAAATTTGTTTACAAAATAAATTTGTCCTTTTCCTGTAACCTTTGTCGTTCTCGTGATTCTTACGCTGCCATCCGGGTTCTGTACGCTACTTTCCTTGACCTCAAACAATCCCTGTTCAACATATCTCTGCATTGGCATATTCCTTGAAGCACCGTTTTTAATAAGGAAATTATTCTCTCTCAGCCACTCAAACAACCGCTTCTGACCTATCTGATAGCCGTTCTGACAAATCAGCTTTGCCAAATCTCCAATGAGGATTGATGTGTGGCTTGTTGATACCGCATCAGCGAAAATCTCTTTTGGTCGCATTTCCTGTATCCTAGAATCCTGTATTGCAATCAGTTTATTCTTTTCATCAATCTTCCTCTGCGCAACCATCAATGCCTTTGAAAGCAATTCATCATCTGATAAGGTTTCCTGCCCAACTATGTAACCGCCATTTTTTCGGATAGACGGAAGAATATCTTCCATAACCCACTTCTCAAATTTTTCTGCGCTTGGAAGTTTCGACTTCATGATAAGCCGGTATAAATCTCCCTCATTTATGTATGACATTGACTGAACCCCACTAGATGTAGGGGTGTCACGTTTCGTTACTCCCTTGCAATGGTCAATAATTGCCTTGCGTGGATTTGAATAACCTAACGCGTTTGCTACATCGTTTGCAACGAAATAAGGATTTCCGTCAATTTCGACGGTTCTGATTTCTCCAAACTCATTATTGCTAAAAATCTGTAAATTGTTCATTCTTCTCCTTTCTGTCTAAGCAGGCAATCAACTTTTACATTCAAGACTTTAGCTACCGCATTAAGCTTATCTACGGTAGGACTAGAATCGTTCCACTTACTGATTGCTCCGTTACTCAATCCTGCTTCTTTCTCGACGGAAGTAACGCTTAGTCCTCTCTTCTTGCAAAGTGCCTTGATTGTGTCGTAAATCAAATTATCATCTCCTTTCTGATTGCAGAAAACATTCAGTAAAATACTTGACTTTCTACAGAAAATATTCTAAAATATCAATGTTGTGTAAATAATAATCTTATTATTTTCTGTAAAATATTTTACCGAAAGTTTTCTGTATCTGTTTTTTATTATACAGAATACTTTCTGTTTGTCAACCCTATTTTACAGAAATATTTCAGTAAAGGTGCTAGAAAATATGAATATGTATGAAAGAATTGAATTTTTAAGACGAAAGGAAGGAATATCACAAGGGAATTTAGAAAAAGAATTAGGATTCTCTAACGGTTCAATCTCGAAATGGAAAACAAGCACACCGAAGCCAGAACGTTTGCAAACGTTGGCTAATCATTTTGGCGTGTCTGTGGATTTTTTAATTGGAAAAGATGACGAAATAGAGTGTAAAGAATGTGGTCAGAAATACAATCCACTTGATGAATTTGACTGCGCAATTCATGAACAGTTGCACAAAAAAATAGTAAAGGCGAAAGAAAAATATAGTTGTTTACTTCCATACAACGAGCTTACAGCTATTCGTTATAATAGTTTAGAAAAAATAAAATCCGGTTCTGACGATATAGCTACAGAATTGGATAAATATTTGAAAGCAGAATTTTCATATCATGTATACACGAATTATGAAGATGATAGAACTTTTGATTTCTTTGCATTTGGAAAAAACAAAGTTATAGAAATGATTAACACCGGCGATATTCCGCAAGGCGAAATCAACAACGTGCTGAAATGGTATGATATAGATAAAAGCTATGTAAATATACGCGGAGCGGTACTCGCCAGAGCAAGCAAAAATCCGCAACTTATGCGTCTACTTTCCCTTGCAGAAAAATTAAACCCAGAAATGCTAAATATACTCGAAATCCAAGCTAAAGCATTATCTGAACAAAATAAAGATGATAAGGAGTAGCTTAATTGCTACTCCTTATTTTCTCAATTACAAACAAGTAAAACCAACGAAGTTTATAATTTTCATTTACACTGGCAAATATTTTTTGCAGTTCTTCCCGATATTCATCGTTTGTCATTTCAATATCATTCGTACTTTCATGCATAATACAATTTTCACTCCTTTCTCTCCCCACAAAAGCTATCATCATATTATCACATTTGCGGGAGAATAAAAGAGTTTTTACAAATATTTCCACGTTTGTGGAAACTATTTATATGGGGAATCGAATAAGTCTGTTATTTTGACACCAAGTGCCTTTGCTATATCCTCCATCTGCGTCATCCTTGGTGATCGTTTCCCCATCTCATAATTATGTAATGCGCTATGACTAATACCTGTTCTTTGTTCCAATTGCTCTAATCCCCAGTTCTTTTTTGTCCTTTGTTCCCAAATCTTCATTTCCATACACTTATATTTTATATCCCTAATGGAAAAAATCTACTGGTAATATCTGGAAGTATTGCAATATCCTTATATTTGTGCGATAATTCAACTGTTATATGTGGGGAGCGTGAGTTTTGAAATCTTATAAGTACTCTTCCCCATAAAATTATATTTTAATTTAAAGAAAGGATAATTATTATGGAGAATGAAAAGAAAAAAAGCAAAAAGAAATGGATTATCATAGCCATCATTATCGTACTGGCTATCATTGGAATCGCTTCATGCGGTGGAGATGATGAATCAGGCACCGTTTCAAACAACGAATCTAGCAAAGATTCATCTAACAAGAAATCCGATAATACGGATAAACTCAAGGATTCCGATTTTGAAGTTACCGAATATCGTTACGGCGAAGGAAATGACAACACATATATATTGAAAGTCCAAAACAACTCTAAAAAGACCGTAGATATAGAAGCAGAAGTAACCGCATTGGATGAAAATGGCGAATCCTTATCTGTCGCAAGTAATGACATTTATACATTAGAGCCGGGCAAGGCATCTGTAATGGAGTTCTATTTTGATGACGGAACCCCTGCCAAATTTGAATACAACATTGATTATTCTAAATCATCTTATGAATCAAAAGTATCTAATTTGGATATTTCAGAAACACAGAATAATAAAAATGTTGTTATAAAATGTACTAACACATCAGATGATCCTGTCGAATTCCCGCAAGTTTCGATTTTATTCTTTAAAGGCGATACACTTGTAGAATATGATATGGGATATCTCCTTCCCGATTCTGATGATGAATTGAAACCGGGAAAATCAAAATCTATTGAACTTGAATGTTACGAAGATTTTGACAGATATGAAACTTTCTATACTGCACGTTAGACATAAAACCTTTATGACTTACATTTAAAGGACCGCGTTTTTGCGGTCCTTTCTGTTGCTTAGTACCCTAAGCTCGCCCATGTTTTCGGTCCGCAGACTCCATCCACTTTTAATCCTTTATAAGACTGCCATCTCCTTAAGATTTTCTCTGTAATTGCTCCAAAATCTCCGTCTGCTGCTAAGTATTTTTTCTTACCGTTGATTTCACAGGACTTAAACCTCTGGGCAAGCAATGCCTGCTGCAGCTTTCTGACCGCTTCACCCTTGCTGCCTCTTCGGATCGTCGGAAGCTCTGTATTGTCTCTTGCTGCCTGTACCGGCTGCTGTACAGCAGTACAAGGAGTCTTGTACAATCTCTGCTCCTCTTCCCTACGTCTTACCAGTCCGTTCAATTTCTTTCCGTTCGCTTTGTTATAGAGGATGATTTTCTCTCCGATCAGATCTACATTTCTGTCCTTACAAAGCGTCTTTAAGTTGCCTGATCCGCAGTTGTATGTAAAGGACACCAGTGCATCAAACTGGTTCTGATTAAATCCTTTTCCAATCGCATTGACCGCTTTCTCGGCACCTGCCACATCTTCACGCAGATAGGCTTCTGCCTGTGCCTGTGTGATCTTCTGTCCTTTCTTCACGCCTTTCGTGTGTCCATACCCGATCGTCAACTTTCCTGCCGGGCAAACATATGCCGTTAACCGACATCCCTCATATTTTTTGATAATTGCCAATCCTTTTTCTGATACCTTCATTACTGTTCCTCCTTGTCTCTTAACTGGATCAATACCTCTTTCAACTTTTCCGGAATCGGAATAAACTCTGCTGCATTCTCTAACAGGCTGATGGCTTCGTTACACACATAGAATGTGATCACGATCTCTCTAAGTGCCACTGCATGGTTCAGAAACTTCTGGATTTCAAATGCTACCGCAATGATGATAAACATCAGGATCTTTTTCAAAAGTCCTTTGTAACCCACCTCTGAACTAAGCTGTTTTAAATAAACTGCTTTGATAAGTCCGGTCACATAGTCAGCCACGGCTAAAAACACAATGGTCTTTAACAGCACGTCCCAACCTCCAAGGAAATACGCCAGCAGTCCTCCTAAGACTCCGCCGCATACGCTGATACCGTTAAATAATTTTGCCATTTTAACACTTCCTTTCTTCTTTTTATACAAAAACGCCCTGTATCTTCTGATACAAGGCGCTTAGGCTCTAATCTGTGATCGCTGCTCTTAATTCTTCTTTCTCTGCATCCGTCAGCTTGGGATAACCGGCTAAGATATCCTCAAGTTCTTCGCCCTCTGTCATTCTCCGGCGGATGACACGGAGCATGATGTTTTTAGCTGCGTTACTCATTATGCTTCACCCCCTAACAATTCTGCTAAAACCTCGTCCTGCTCTGCCTGTGTCTGTTCAAGGTTTTCTAAACGAAGTTCTGTGTCCGATTTAATATGCATGGTCACCATAGTACTTCCGTCCCCATAGACGGTGGCGGATTCAAAGGACAGGTTTTTATATGTACCGTAAATTTTCTTATCCTCGCCTGCCACGGTAAGCTCTGTGACCGGTCGAAAGGCTTTCTCAACGTCTGCTACTGCCTGTCCTTCCATCGAAAATGAAATGCTGTCAACTCCTGTGACTACTGCTTTGCAGGCGTACTCTGCACCGTTTGCTTTAACAAATTCCATGATTTCTACCTCCTATTTTCTAATGCCGTAAATCCTAAGCGGTACGCAACTGCCGTTATGAGGTTTTGTCGAACTGTTAGCTGCCACGCCCTTATAATACGCTTTATCAAAAGTAATATTTTTAGCATAGCCGCCAGAGCTAAATCTCATTATTTCTAAAGTTACTTTTCGATAAGCAATTGCGGTCGCATATTCGTTATCACTATATACATTTAAAAATTGGTTTAAATATGAGACACAGTTGTCCCAGTTTCCCAAAACAGAGATGTTTCCAGCCGTTGAGTAAATTAAAAACATCATATATTCTTCAGGAGCTGTGATTCTGTATCCGTTTAAGGAAGTAGCATCATCATCGGTCGTAAAATTACTTCCTGTGTTATACCAGATAAGATCTAATTTTCCACAAAAATTATTTAACATATATGCAAGTGTCCCGCTGATACTAGCATTTTTCTCGGTAACTGGTAGTGCCAATCCGGTGCTGTCCGTGACCGCGGATGAGTTTGATAGCTTAACATGACCTGCTTTTGCAGATGTTGCATTTATATTTATATGATTGACTAATGTGCTTATAGCTTTTGCAATCTTTCCAAAAAATGTTTTTCTTGTTTCTCCACTTTCGATTTCAGTTAATTCCGTCTGCTCTGTATAATCTGTTTTGAGAACCATCTTTGCATTTGAATCTACGCCAATATCTTCACTGGCTTTTACTACTCCATCGATATCTTCTGTTGCAATTGGTACGGAACTGCCCCCTCTTACAAGCAATTTCCAATATTCGCTGTCATCTGTCGGTGTGTTACCTGTTGTTGTCTTGAGTGCGGCATATGAATTCCCGTCATATACGACCGTATCTAAGTATTCATATGTGACTGTATTGTTATAAGCCCCTTTAGGGGTAAACGCTACTTTTCCTGCATCATTCATTAAACAGTTACCTCCCATAATAAGTGCCCTGCCTCATTTACTGAAAAATCAAACCGACCGCCTTGATACTTTAAGTGTCCAGTCGTAAAATCAATTGTAAATTGCGGAACATTCTGCGATATTGCTTCATCAATACGATTTACAATCTCGTCACTTGCCGATTCTGCCTGTGTTGCATATGCCTGTGCTGTTTGGCTACTTGCCTGTGACCTCTCACTGTAGTATTTACTGTTATCTGTATTCTCGCCTGTCCTTGAATTGGTTCCACCAACCGCATAGCTTTTAGATTCTAACGCACTTGCCAGTGCACTGTTTTTAGAAGTCAATGCGCTGTTCACATATTCCAACATCTGCGGCAGATAAGTATTTTCACAATCATTTTTTATCTGTATCACAATGTTGGTATTTGCAGAAGTCTGTTCTGCTAAAGTTTCGATTTGGTCAAGAATCGTGTTGAATTCTTCTTTGTATTCATCTCGAATATCTTTGGTTGCATCTCTGATCTGTTCTTTAAAATCTTCATATGCCCCCATACGTTTTACAACACCAGCTCTAAAACACATCCATACCATTTGCTTGCTCGTATCACTGTCGATAGATACCGCCCATTCTCCCGGCAACATCTTTGTTGGGTCGAAATCATCCTTTGACCCTTTTCTCATCTGAATCGCCATCTCTCGCCCCTCCTTTACTACATTAGTGTATAGTCAAATCTAAAATGAACATCTGTACCCTCGGTATTTTCGTATTTTTCACCGCAATTTCTCATAAGCAACACTCCTTCTTTATTTAGCCTTATATAAATGACCCTTGTCCCAATCACGGCAATTGTTTGCACGCTGTCGTGTTTCGGCAAATAGCCGCTTGGTATTGGCATTGTTTCCATAGCGGAATTAGCAAGGTCGTATTCTATTTTTTGTCCTGCTTCTAAAGATTTTAGATTTATCTTACCTGTAATTTCTATAAACGCGCCAGATGCTCTTACCGTTCCACTTACAACATAATTTCTTACATCTACTACGGTGTATCCTGCTTCTGTGGTATATGTCCCCTTTGTTGTAGCAAAATCTGTACTTACCTGATTTAATTTTCCGATTTCCGCATATCTTAATTTTGTTAGTAATGGAAAATACAACGGTGTTTCCTGTTGTGATGTTTCTAAAAAAATCTTTCCATCCGGTGTCAAAAATTGGTACTGCTGATTTTCTTTCGTATATTTATATTGAATAACTGATTTGTCTACACCCTGTGTTGTATTTCTAAGATAGATTTTATCCATGCCAGTCAATTTTCCGGTAACTTCTATGTTTCCATTCTGTGCCACTTTTAAATTCTGGGTGTTAATAATGATTCCGCTCTTACTAACTTTGAAAATCATATTATTACTTGCATCGCATACCGTTATCGTGCCATCCTGATTTCTGTATGCTCCGCCAATCAACATACTTCCTGCATTGATCCAGTCGGCATTGATCCCAATAGCATTCAGTACATTTACCACTGCATTACCCTGTGAATCCATTCCGGCATTCCACGTCTGTCCACCATCTGTAGATACTGCAAATGCATCTGCTGTCATTTTCCAAATGGTAGAACTTTTCGCTCGCTCCGGCTTGTTATGCATATAATAAATAATACTGCCATCCTCTAACACTTCCTCTGATTTGAATACACCAAAAGATTGTGTCATAAGATTTGTTAATTGCCGGACAGCCAGATCATATGCACTTAATTGCCTTTGTGTCTGTTTTCGTGCTTTAACAACTGCCTTGGTCATTTCCGAAAATCTTGTTTGACTGTTCTTGAGTGGCGTTTCTGCATCGCATACAATCTTTTCCGTACCTCCAAGATGGAACTCTCTCGTTGATATAAACGTTTGGTAACTGTTCTGTTTTCGGTCTGTAACATATGCAATATCCCCGGCTTCAATAGCTGGATTGGTAAGACATTCTACCTCAAGCGGTCTGAATCTCATGCCACCTATTCGGCTATAAAGATAACTTGCTATAGTCTGTGCCGCTCCCTTTTGGATAAGCACATTTCCGGAAACTTCTACTACATACCCCTCGTTTCCAACCAGCCTTGTTGCCGGTTTATCGGTTTCTGTTTCCTCAAACTCTTCTGTAACCCTAATTCCTGTGATTACTGCGTCATCGGTAGACATCGTAAATGTCTTTGTTGAAAAAATATGATGGTATGCTTTCTGATCAACAAATGTTCCACCATCCATTGATGCACCAGATGAGTAATCTTTAAAATTACCACCGTCTACTGTGTCTCCATCCGAATATGGAGTTGTGCTAGTTTCAAATGTACCACCATTCAAATTAGCGTTTTTCTCAAAAACAGACATATTATACCAACCAAGTTTCAGTCTTCCATAGACATCCATTTTCGCCCAACATCCTGCCACCTGTGCTACGCACGCAATGATATCTCCAAAGGTTAACGCATCGTCCTTAGGACGATTTTTGACCACATATCCATTGTTTGGAAAATTTGCAGACTGTAGTGAGACACCGCAACAATTACAAGCATCTGCAAGAATTTGACCTAATGTTGCCGGGTATTGCAAGGTACTTTTGCTATATGGTTTATCAAATTTAACCATGTTATCAAGAAAAGTCAGGCTTATCGTAGAGCCATCATAGCTTGGCTCATCCACAACAAACGTGCCAACTCTAACCTTTTCCAATGCGTTAGATAGTTGTAATCCCACATAAGCAACTACGGTAGCATCCGAAAAATCATATTCGCTGAAATCATCGTAGATATTATTAAGCGTAACGGTCAATTTACCTGTAACTGCGGCACCGATCGTAAATGTATTGCCCGCCGACGTTGCATCTTCAATGCTCATGGAATTTTGCCACACATCTTTCCTTGTTAAATTCAAAACTTTCCCGTTCCGTAGCGTAATATCTAAGAACGGAAGAAAATCTCGATTATCATTAAACAGCTCATTTTTAAATTCTGTTGATACATCAAGCAACTTGACCACCTACCTCTCAATAATATCGAAACTGATTTGTGAGTAGATTTTCTTTTTAACAGTCCACATCTTCATTGGTGCTGATCTGTCACCAACGTAAAATTCTCTTGTTTCATCCGTACCGCTCATGGCATCCGGATAAGTGACATTTATGTATTCCGGATTAAATGCCTGCAATATAGCCGCCGCTTCTTCTTTGGTCGGATTATTCCAGCCAAGAGCAATTTTCCTTTTCTGTCCTACTCTATTCTTGTGCATGATCGTGTCCTGTGTTCTGCCGGACGCACTATCTGATACATCCTGCAACCCCCAACTAAAAGAGGACGGCGTTTTTATTGCCGTCCCATTTACCGAAATCATTGCCATATGATTAACCACCTACAATTCTTTTAGGTTTGCGACTATCTATCGTAAATAGCCGGGAAATGTCCATATAATAGAGACATCCCATGATATGATGCCTTAAAACTCTGTTACTACATGGTATCTACTATCGTATTTTGCCTTTCCTTTCTGTGTCATTCTGTATAAGGTTTCACTATCAACCTTAAATACATTTTCAATTACTGGTGCTTGATTCTGCTGTGAACCACCCATGACTGCCATCATGGCTTGCATAACACCGTCTGCAACTCCGGTCGATACCGCTTCTACAATCTGATCGTTGTTGGCAACAGTTGAACGATTACCAATCTTTCCGACCATTTCGTTAATACCATTCTCACGAGCCATAAACAGCTCGCCTGTCTCAGGGAATCCACCGCCAGCATAAAAGGATATATTTGGTGTTCCGTCAAAACCAAACGTTTTCCATAATTTTGACGCAAATCCATCCTTGTCATATTCAATATGGAATTTTCCAATACTAATTGATGGGAATTTAAGTCCTAAGCCATCCCACCAGCGTTTCATTTCAGTCCATTTTTCCCTTAATCCTCCTAATATGTCTGGGAACTCCGCGGATATCTTTTTTAAACTTGGTTTCTTATCGTTCCACCAAGTACGAGCCGTATTCCACTTTTCTCTTAATTTTTCTTTGATGTTCTGATATGTGGTCTTAACCTCGCTTAATGCTCTTTTGGTTTTCCAGTAATCAATGGCTTTGTTCCACTTTTCACGGACCTTTTCTTTGATGTTCTGGCATGTGGTCTTAATTTCCTCAAGAGGGTGCTTGCTTTTCCAGTAATCTGTTACACTTGACCACTTCTTTTTTACTTTTTTCTTAAATTCTTCACAAGTTGCTTTTATCTCTTTAAGTGGTTTCTTTTTTTCCCAGAAGTTTACAATTTCATTCCACTTAGTTTCTACTGTGCTTTTGAGTTCCACAAAGATCTCATCATTCTTTCGCTCCATTTCTTTGGCTTTTTCGTTCCAAGGCTCCCACCAATCATCAATGTCTTGCTTCCATAGTGCCATTGCTTCACTATAGGAGCCATCTTCTATAGAAGAGAGAAATGTATCAAAAAATCCACCGTCTCCAAACCATTTGAAATCCTTATAGTAATCTTTGTCCTTCGGGAAAAGTTTTTCTCCTATTAATTTTCCAAGGTTTTCTCCACCTTCCCATGCTAGCGTAATAGCTGCAACTTTTAGAGAAAGTTTCATCTTTCCAGTCATGGTGTGAGACGCTAAAAATGCTGTGATTGGAGCACCAATAAGATTAGATATTTTATTATTGGAATCAGCTAATTTGAATGTGGCTAATCCAAGTCCCAATCCTATCACTACTTTTCTCAATGTGATTCCTTGCTCTGCAAGTCTTTGTGCAATAAGTCCTCCCAGCTTTCCACCCAGACCACTAAATTTCAATCCCATGAAAAGTGCCACGATAGCGGACTCAATTGGAGCTGTCTCTACAAATCCCGTTATGGTATCTCCAATAGCACTGATTAGACTAAGTGCGAGCTTATCAAGTTTCCATGCAATACTCAAAAAATCTATTTCGCTAATGAATGTTGCAATAGATTGTCCTATCTTTTTCCAATCTGTTTTTCTTAATGCTGTAGTAAGTGCATCTATGAGTCCCTTTGCCCATACATTCAATGTTTCTGCCAATGCTTTGAAATCAAAATCTTTAAAAAAGCGATTAATTCCTGCTGCAATAGATTCTCCGAGGTTCGTCCAGTCAAAGGTTTCTCCAAAGGAAAGTGCTGTGTAAATAGCTGTGTTTAAAGATCCTGCAATTGTACCACCTAATGCACTAAATAATTCTGGTGTAATCAATCCATTTAGGAACTCTGCAAGTCCTGTGCCAAAATTACTTGCAACTTTATATACCTTGTCCCACTCGATATTTTCGAGAGCATTTGTGATTCCATTACTGATATAGGTTCCGATTCCTTCGTAATCTCCTCGCTTAAATGCATCACAAATGGCGTCAGCAATCTTTTGTGCTTCGTTTTCCGAATTTTCAAGTGCGGCATTCCATACAGATTCATAATTATCCAATGCGTCAGCTATGGCTTTCGATAAATCCACGCTACCGCCACCATCATCATCTTTATCAGAAGATTTATTGTCGCTATCATCATTTAATTTATTGATTTCATCAAATCCTAGTAATGTTGCCTGTAACTTCTTAGCTGCTTTATTTGCGTCATCTAAATTGTCTGCCGCATCTTCTGCATCATCTGCTATACCGCCTATCTCCTCATTACCGCTGTACCCACCAGAAGTTTCATCTTGTAAATCTTTTAGCCAATTTGCACCAAATAAATGAAATCCAAGAGCTGTAAATAAACGATTTAAGGACATTACAAGAGCATTGACCACTGGGAGAACTGTTTTCACTATTGGTAAAAATAAATTTCCCAATATGCGTGCAAGGTTAGAAATCTGCTGCTTCATAACTCTCCACTGATTGGATGCTGTATTAATAGTATTCGCCTGGTCTCCCCATGCTACCCTTGACTGGTCTAAAATTGCAATCAAACGTAACTGCATCTTCTCCGATTGAGTCATTTTTGAAACAGCTTTTGTAATCCCATTTTCATATGCATATGTCTGCAATGTGGCATTTGTAATATCAATACCATATTTATACAATGCACGGCTCTGTCCAATAAGACCACTTTGAAAATTGGTCATAACTGTACTTAAGTCTTGATTAGTAAATGATGACATATCAGCAGACAACATGGATAATGCTTTTGCTGTATTTGTACTTATTTCCCCACAAAGACCTACAGAATTAGTGACAGATAAAATTTTAGCCTGATAGTTCATTAACTGTTCTGGGTCGAGACCAAGATTCTTGCTTCCTGTAAACGTTAAGTCGCCAGCTTTACCTATGCTATACCCAGTCATTTTTTGCGTTAATTCAGATAGTCCATCCCTAAATGAGTCTATATATGAATCGGCACTTTCATGTCCATATTCTGAAAACTGATTTCCAAATTCTTTTCCGATTTTATCTATCGCTACATTCCAATAATTGAATGTTTCAACATAGTCCATTGAGGACTCTACCGCTTTCCATGCTGCCTTAAATCCACGAATGATTAGAAAAAAATTAGCGTAGAACGACCCTGCTATTTGCGAAAAACTTCTGAATCCTTTGCGTGATTTTCCGATGGATGACGTAAGTGTATTAAATGCTCTTGATAACAGAGATGTTTTCTTAGTCGCATCGCCACTATCCGCACTTGGAATCGAACCTGCTCTTGCACCTTGGGACGCTAAATTGGCGATTGCATTCGTCATCTGAATTAGATTTTCACTAACAACAGGTGCTTTTGATAAAGTGGACATCATTTCATTTAAAGCCTTTGAAATCCTCGGCATATTTTCAATAGCTTTATCAATGTTTTTTCCACCCAGTTTAGATATGTTATTAGCCACATTTCCTAAATCCTTGGCATTTTGAGAAACAGCACCTAATTTATTCATTCCAGATGCTAAAACACGAATATTCTGTGCGGTCTTTAGCATATTGGAAGTAGGAATACCGCTGATTGCTTTTATACCATCGGCGAGATGCTTGAAGCTATTAGCATTAATTGTTGACATTCCAGAGCTCGCCTTACAAATTTTCTCAATTCCATTTGCAAAACTAGCTAAATTGCTTCCATTTATTTTTCCAACTGATGCACTTACGCTTTCCAACTTTTTTATCAATGTATCAAGTGCTGCAACAGCTTTTGTGGACTGTGTTTCAATATTTATGTCTAAGCGATCAATCTCTGCTCCCATGCTTCCACCAACTTCCTATTGCTTTCTGCGGTTAGTGACTATCCCCCATTCTGATAGCCAGTAAAAAGAAATAGACGCTTTGACACGCCTACTCCTTGTTTTCATCGAATCTTCTGTTAAATTCTTCTATCCAAAGTTTAAATTTCTCTTCTGGCGATAAAGATTTTTCCTTTTTAACCAAAGATAACGGTTTCTTTGGATATTTCGTATGTTTGTTGAAACAGGATGCAATTGCCTGCTGCACATATAAACCATTGTAGTATGCTGATACATCCAATAGTTTTAACTGTTCCTGTTTCTCCTTGATGTAATTATCCTGATACATATACATGTACTTCGGATTCAACTCCCAGAACACATCCATAGGGATTCCCATTCGGAGTGCCGCCGGGAGCCACACATCATCAATCAAACTTGAAAATGTTACTTGTTGTTCTCGGATGATTTCTGTTCCGTCTTCTGTAACGTATCTTTCTTCGTATTTCTCGGTTTCTTCTCCTCTTTGTCCAGACCGAGGAGCTTCTTGAAAAAACCACTGCTCTGTACCGCTTCTGCATATGCTTTGTAAATATCTTCAAGTGTTCCACCACCCATGATATGCTGCTCAATCAAGTGATCGGCATATTCAGCATCACAGTTTGCCACAACTGCCGTAAATGCTGATGCGGCTGTGAAGATATATTTTCTGTCAATTAAACCCTCTACGGGCAGTCCCATTTGCTCCATCCTTCTTGAATGTGCAAAATTTAATTCCGGTACATCGTAATTTTTGTTGTTGATTTTTACTGTTGCCATAAACTACTTTTCCTCCTATCAATCTTAGCTTGCTTCGCCGACTGAAATCTTTGTGGAAGGTGATACGGAAAGGGTCATCTCACGGATGCCATTTACCTCGCCCTCATTGATGTAAACTGCATGCTGTCCATCCCATGTGGCTACGCCATCTACTCCATCTTTTCCCATCTTCAAACGGTACTTTAATGCTTTTCCTGCTTTTGCTTTTACTGTTGTATACGCTGCTAAAGTGTAATTTGCTGTAAATTCCATAGCATCCATGGACTGTACACCAGGAACAAAGGTTTGAGATTCATCTTCCAGATCTGTTGTCTCTAACTGATCCGGTGCTCCACCTAATGCCGGGTAAGACTTGATCTTGCATAACTTTGACCATGCCGTTCCATCTTCGCTTACTTCCAAAGTAGTTCCAATCGTGTTTACCGCTTTTTTTTCTGCTTCTGCCATAATATTTTCCTTTCTACCGCTATCTAACGCGGTCAGCGAACACGTCTCGAGTGCGTGTTCGGTGCATAAAAATAAGAGCCATTAGGCTCCTTGGTTTTATTTATGTGCTCCCGACATTTATGTCGGGACCATTTTAATTTGTCTCTTTTATCTCATCTCCATCTGCATAAATGCGTTGAAATCTTGCAACCCACCGGCTTACGTTTGGGTCTGCTGCATTTGCAACAGGCAACGGACCGGCTTTGCACTGCCAACCATACTTAAGCATAATTTCTTTTGCCTTTCTGCAAATTGTATAGCAAGTATTATCTGCCAGGCTTCCTGTTGCATATGCCGATATGGTAATCATTGGTGTCTGCGAACCCTCGTTACCTTCCAAATCATAATTTCCACCGGATATATCACTCAAGGCTACATCGCAATATGGGAAATCTGCTTGCTTTGGAGTAATATACCTCCCGAACTTGCATTTGGGATATTCTTTTTTCATTTTTTTCTCAAAGTGTGTGTAAAATGTATTCCATTCAAATGACATTACTTGAACACCTCCCTCGCAATTTTCACAACTTTCTCTTTTAATTCTTTCCCGGCATTGTACATAGGCATCTTCGGGGATGTACCACTTGAATAGTGCCACTCGCCTTGTAAATCCATGTACCACCATCCCGGTTCGTTGCCGTGCGTGCCGTATGTTCCGGTTCCTACTCCCGGAATGTTTGCCGGATTCTGTGCTGGAAGTCCGGCTCCAAATTCTAGCATCAACGCCGGTGAGATTTCTTTACTCTGCACCCCATCTTGATTCTGCCATTTGCTCACAATCTTCTGTGTATCTTCCATAAAGAAGATTGCCTTGCATCCGGCTTTCTCCGGTGTGATTTCAGAGGATAAGCGAATATACTTACTGAATCCACTGCTGCCGATATGAGCCTGTGCAATCTTGATACCCTCGTTGCAAAGACGTTCACAAAGCTGTTGGCACTTGGCATCAAGGCTGTTTTGATACTCTCGCAATTCTTTGATTGCCCGGTCGATTTCTGATACGGATAAACCGAATGAAATAGGCTTACTCATTCAGTAACCCCGCCCGTTTTGCCGATTCAGCGGCTCTTCTTATCCCATCCGAAATGTTCTTCAATGCTTCGGCTGCACCTGCATTTACGAAAGAGCCTGTTTGCAATGGTGGAATACTTGGAATCGGCGTATCAATAATCCCCAACTCTGAATACACCTTGAAAATCTTTGGAGACTGAATTGCAAACCAGTCAACCATTTCTTCGTTTTTCGCCCACGCACCGCAATACTGGTTTGAGCTATCGGATAATCCGCTCTCATTCAAAAATGCGTGCATGATTTCATGCCTTAATGTCTTTTTTAGGTATGTTTCCTGCGCCTTTTCATCCATGCCAGTAAAATACTTTTCTTCCGACATATCAGCAACAACAATCAGTTTTTCTTCCTCTCCACAATAACCAGCGAGTTTGTTTTTCTCCAGATAGCTGTCCTCTGATACTTTGTGGGTTTCAATCCGGTATTCGGTTCCAAGGATATTGATTTTTCTGTTTTCCATATTAGCCCACCTTCTGTCCATCGATATACATCACAAATTTGCCACCGCACTCACATCTCTGATTAGAATTAAAAACGCTCCAATTGTCATTGGACTTTTCCGCATCTTTTCGCTGTGGCTTTCCACATTTTTCGCATTTCATTTCAATTTTCTGTTTTCCCATATCATCCCTCCGGTAATTCCTTAATCGCAATCACAACCCCATTTAGACTTTTTGCTGGCGGTGCGGCAACCTCATAATTAGCACTATCTCCATTCACAGAACCGTCCTCGTTGTATTGTGGCTCAAGCCCAATCCATAGCCGTGTCAGCTTCGTAATCGGGCAATCCATATCACAAGTTGAAATAGTCCGGGAATAGTCAACGCTACTTCCGAACACATCAGCCTGCACATCGCCCTTGCCTGCGGAAATGTTGGCATAAAAAAGAACCGGGTCATTATAACCTGGTTCTGTTCCTATCTCGACGGCGATTTTCTCTCCGTCAATCTCTATGTACTTGATATTGCCGTCCTCGTCACGGTCATATACCTTTTTCTCGGCATCGTAGGTGGCGTAATAGAACGGTTGCTTGTTTTTTTTTAATGAACGCATAGAATCACTTTTTCTTCTTTCCATTTATGATAGGATTGATAATTATCAGTCTTGTAGCAATTAACAATGCAATAATGCACACAACAACAAAAATATTAACAGCAATGATTCCTCGGAAAACATCACACATATTCTCTTTCGTCAGTTCAAATGCAATATTTGCATTAACCGTGATAAGGGCGAATATTGCAACAAATACAGCAATAATCGAAATCAAATTTGCATACAATCCATTTACATTCTCTTTCATTTTCGCCATATCATTCGACAAATCCTCATATGAATCTCTCGCATCTATTGTATCTTTAGCTATTTCAATGTGCATATTTGATACATCCGCAACTGTTGCTTCTCTGTTCATCAGGTAATATGCTCTCCCAGAAGATGAACCTTGTATTTTTACAATTTTATCTTCCTCGCATAGTTTTGCTAATACTCTAGCACATGTCGAATGTGACATAGATGTTTCTTCTGCTATCTTCCTAATTGTCATAGGAGCTTTTTCATTAAGTAAATCAAGAATTCTTTCCTCTGCACTTTTCATTTGTAATAATCCCCTTTCGTCGCCATTATACGCCAAAAAGAGAACCACCACAAGCAGATATTACAGTTCTACACCTTCCATAACAGCCCTTGCTTCAAGAATCTCCATGTATTTATGCATTGCACTAAGTTGAGCAAAGTACACCATTTTAGAACATGTTGGCTTAAAGTCAAGTTCGTCCTTACACCATCTAATCATCATATCCTTCAACTTCTGATAGCGAATAACCACCTGCTGATATTCCGCTCTGAAACGTTCCTTATAATCGGAACTATTCATCATTTCAACTGTATCTTTTAATTCCATATTCCCTTTCCCTCCAAAATAGAAATATGGCGCACCGCCCACCACCGCTCAACGTGCGCCGCCTGCGAACTTGTAAGTATTGCTTGCCAGTTCACGCACAATCTTCTTTACCGCTTAACCCTGCGGCTGGGAGATATTCGGATCACCAACCTTTCTTTTTAAATACAGTTCGCAAATCCTATCACTCCTTTATAAGCCATTAAGCAATCGCTAAAGGTTCTTGAAATTCCATTTTCTCCGTGCGAAAGTTGGTTTTCTGCACCGTTTTTGGATTCAATCTCAATCGCCGCCATTGCAATCTTGGCTTTGTTTTTCTCCAAGTCCACAAGAATCTTATCTTCATCCCATGACCCCGGATAATTTCTAAGCGTTTCAAACGATTCGATGGCAAGACTTACGGTCAGACCGGAAACGCTGATTTCTGCGTCGTATTCAGTTATCATCGACTTAATATCTTCTTTGAATTTCTCCATTGGTGTGAGCGTTACCGCATCATCCTTTGGCTTTTCTTCAATATCAGCCATCCTGCCACCTCATTTCATTTACAGACCAAGTTTTTCAATAATCTGTTCTTTCAGCACCTTCCCGGTGGATTCCTCTGTTACTTCCAATCCTAAAGTTTTCGCTACTTCCTTAAGATCAGACGTACTCATTCTGGTAATCTCCGATCTCTGATACTGTTTTCGCCCTGTTTTAGGCTCGCTCATATCGGCATCGCTCGGATTAGTCTCCATTGTCTGCACCGGATCCGGAATCTGAACGGAAGAAGGGGCAGTTTTCTCAACCACCCTCTTGTATCCGCATGATTCCATAACCCTTACCATGTTCTCGTTGACAATCATCTGAACGCCGTCTTTTTCATAGCAAATCATTCAACGATCACTCCTTTAGGAATTAAGTGTTACTGCCTGTGTTGCTGTCTTTGTAACGCCGTTTTCTGTGTAAGATACAGTGACGTTGCCAGCCTGTGTGATTGTATCAGGTGCATATGTAACATGCTTTGTTACATCCTGTGTTGCCCCGGAATCGCCATATGTAGCAGTTACAACCATTCCGGTAGGATCAAACTTCTCGCCAGAAGCATATTTTGTCTTTGTTGGTGGTGTTGAAATTGCAATAGAGCTTAATGCTGCTGTTGCATGAACACCGATTGCATCCAACTTCTCATTTAAGCAGAAAGCGTCATAACGAACACGTCCTTCTACTAACCAGCCAGAAATACCAGGTGCATCTTCGTGAATCTTGTACTCTGCAAGTTTGATAGGTGCAACACAAACAATTGCATTTGTGATAACAAAATCAACATTTGCCGGGAAATAAGATGCCGGGGCTTTAATGATAGGTACTCCATCAACCTCACCGACAACACCGTTGATTGCGATCTGCGTTGCCATATCACCCTTCTTTGTGAATGCATCATCTAACTTGATGTTCTTATAAAAAGATGAACGGCACAGGCAAATACGTCCGCCTGTAGGAACTTTTGCATCGTCAAGTTTCTCCTGCACAGATAAGAAATTCTCGTATGCATTAGTCTTTGTGGTCGCACCGGTTACGATATTTGCGGCCTTTGCAGATGCGCAAATCTTGTGGATACGGTAGATGTCAACTTCTGGAATAACAACCTCGTTGATCTGACGTGCAAGTGCTTTTCCGGCTTCCATTGTCATCTGTGTGTCATCGTAGGACTTACGATCAATAGTGAATGTGAAAGATCTGTCCTGCGTAAGGGTCATTTCCTGTGTGTTGTTTCCAAGTTCGTCCGGATCGCCGTAACGGTTAGAACCAGATGCCTTGTAATCATTCATTCCAACGGTAGGAACCGAATATACTTTTACGGTCTCTACACCGATGAAATCATAGTTGTTATTTACTGCCGCTCCTGTCAGAGAACCGAGTGTAAAACGCTCGTCTACCTGCGAAGCATACTTGCTAGCATATTCTACTGCCATATTATTACCTCTACTTTCTTAAAATGATTTATGAATTGAATCCCTGTAAGAATGGATCTTCTTTTCCATTGCTTACCCCGGTATTTACCTCCGGACGGTTTTTATACCACTCATTTTCCTTTGCTTTCAGAATGGCTTCCTGTGCCTGTGACTGAACAAGAAAAAGGGTATCTGTATCACCATCAAACTGCGCTTCGGCAGCTTTCTGTGCTAATTCCTGTGAGTAACCAAGTGTCAAGAAATTCTTTTCGAATTTGGAAACGGCACTCTCTCTGCGAAGCCGATTAAGCTCTGCATCCTTTTCCGCTTCCTTGTCAGCCTTTTCCTGCGCCAGCTTTTCAGCATCACTTAAGGTTGCGTTATACTTTTTCTTCCAACTTGCCGCGTCTGATGCTGCATCTTCCTGCGCCTTTTTCAGCTTTGCATTCTCAATACGCATCTGCTGCAACTGCTCTTCAATGCTTGGCTGCGGATCACCATTTTTCGGTTCGTCTTTTGGCTCATCCTTTGGCGGCTCTGGTGCCGGCGGCTTTGGTTCATCCTTTGACGGCTCTGGTGCTGGTACCGGTTCTGCAAAATGCTGCAAATTCATTTTCAAAAGTTCTTTCTTTTCCATTTTGTTACCTCATCTTTCTTTGCGATTGATTACCCTCGTTTCCCTACGAGTTGGTTATTTTGCGTGATTATAGACATTCCCTTGTCTTGTGCGATATTAACGTCTTTCCCTAGACGGATATAAAAAACACCCACATTTCTGTGAGTGCTGATTAACTGAATTTTACAAGTCCTTAATGGGACTATTTTTAACTTGATCTGAAGAATCTTGCATAATTCTTTTAACGTCTGGATTTACGTCAGGCTTTTTTTTATTTTGCTGATCGATATTCTTTTTCTCTCCGCTTTCTCTCATTTTCTTCTGATATTCAAGAATCTGTGGTACGGAATCTTCGACAGCTTCGGCAAGATTACTGAATAGGTCAACAGTCTCCATTGCAATTCTTGGGTGCACTTGATTTTGAATCATAGTAGCCAACGAATTAACCTTTGTAGCCATATCGAACGTTTTCTGACGGATTGGTCGAATCTCAATATCACTATTCTTCAATTTCAAAAGCGGACTTTCCGGGTCTGTATCTTGAGATTTCTTAATAGCAATCAAGGCAAGGCGATTTCTTTCTTTGAAACCTTTCTTGATGATTGCTGCCTGTTTGCAAGCCACCGCTTCGGTTGCAGTCCATCCGCTTGACAGGCTTGTTGCTCCGGTTGTAGAGCCGCCGCTCTGCTCTGTCTGTTTTGGTGTGAACGTCCTTTCCAAAATGCCGTCATGCTTGGCTTGAATATTGGCAAGAACACCGGCGTAGTCGTAATTAAGCACCAGTCCTTTAATATTCGGTTGTTTTCCGCTTCCGTTGGTCTTGGTTAAAATCCACTGTCCCGCTTGCGGTCCCTTTATCTTTCCATCATCATCCGTATCTAATTCAATGTCATTGCCCCACCAGTTCGCCTGTGTGGTCTGTGACACATCATTGCACAGATCAGATTCAAGAATATTTAAGGCATTCAGTTCGTTAAGCTGGCGTTCAAACACGCCGGTACGATCTGTAGAACGTTCAAACTCAACGATATTTACTCTTCCAAACGGATTTGCCTGTATTCCATCCTTACCCTCTGTTATTTTCTTTCCCTCGCGGGTTTTTGTTCCGCGAACAAATTCAACCATGTCGCGAATCTCGTAAACAGCATCATCCGTAATGCAAGTGAAAATCTTTGATCCGTTCTCATCCTCTGAATACGACACACCCATTACAGGACGTTCATATGCATCAGAAGAATAGACAACAAACGAATACAGAGGATTTAGTGTTACAAGGTCAAATACCGCATCTTCATCATCCGGTTTACGCTTAATATCAATAAGCTGGCAACATACGCCGCACACTTCCAGATAATACGCAAGTAACTGATCCTTGCTTTCCATGTCCTCGGCATCGTACATTTCATTCAAAAGAGTGATTGCAGAATCACTATCTGTCGGGTTGCTACCTTTTGGGTGCTTGTCCGACTTCTGCACAAATGCCATGTGATTTCCCCAGAAATAGCCAAGCCAAAATTCTGTGATTTGATGCGCAAGGTTGGAAATCGACTTAATATCAATATCCTTACGGACATTCTTCTCGCGCATAAGTGGTTGATCGCCTTTTTCAAAATTGATAAGGTTGCGGATCTGCGTGCGATTCAGCTCATGTTTTGTCATGGCAGTAGAAAGAACCTGGATAACATTGTCCTTTGTGATTTCTTTCACATCCGTATAGATTTTGATTCTTCCACGATATTCAATGTTACGTTCTTTTTCGCTCACGCCAACTCACTTCCTTTACTGTCAATATATCCTGCATCCGGATGCCGTTCTGCGCTCCGGCGGCTCGATCCTCTCGATCTCAACCGAACGGAAGCTGTATTTAAAAAACTTTTTACATTTCGGGCATTTAAAAATCTGATTTCCCATGTTTGCCGGAATATCAATTTCCTCGCCACAGCCGCTACAATTCCAACAAATATGTTTTGGTTCCATATGCTTTTCTCCGTACAAAAAACCACCGCCGGATTTCTCCAACAGTGGCTTACTTTTCATTTTCCGATGATACAATCATATCATCAAAGTATGTCCTTTTTTTCCGCATTTCACATTTTCTTATTCTGATCGAGCAGATAAAAGAAATATCTGCGCATCTCATAAAATGCAGATTTTCCGATTGGCATACCCTCACAGGCAATCAAGTATGTAACCGGAACCTCATAGCAAACAGACTTGATAATATATTGGCTCAAATCCTCTCCTGCCTGCTCTGCAGTTTCTTCAATCAACCGGCATTTTTCTTCCAATCCTGTTCGCTTAATTGCCAGATTTCCGGTAGCATCTGAATTGCTGTGATAAATTGGCATGTCCGTTATTTCAAGGCTTTTGACGGTATCATTATTGTATTTCAACTGATTTTTCCATTCCGGATATTGCTCGCAAAATCCGCAAAGTTCTTTGTATCGTTTGCCGGAAATACCATATTTTTCAAGATTCAACTGTCTTTTATTCACTCTATCACTCCTCTATCCCATTGGGCTATTTATAATTGTCGTTTTTACAGTTCCGTTTTCAAATACTTGAATTAACTGTGTCAATCCGTCAGCACTATCTTCATGCTCGTTCTTTCCAACTTGAACGATTATTCCAAGTTCTTCCATTGCTGCCTTATACTCTTGGCTCTGTAGTTCCGGCTTAAGGAAATAGCATCTTCGCTTAATATCCGGCGCATACTGTATAATCTTTGCCATCTTTCCTACTTGATTACTTGCTTTCGCCCAAGAAATGTTGGTTTTAAAGCCTTGTTCTCTTAATAGACGGTCAATATCTTCTGCGTACTCATCCCCGCCGTTATTAGCCTCGAAACGCTCCATATTAGGCTTATGTTGCAACGTCTTTGCCACAACAAGAGGTTTTGTAACGTATTTATCACCTTTATTGAAAATCCAATCCGGTATATATATAGGTCCATCATCGACGCTCCCGAAAAGTTTTCCAAACGGCATTGAAAGACTATCTCCGCCGCCCCATGCAACATCACACGCTGCGGCCGTGATACAATCTCCATCCGGCAGCACTCCGTTGTAATAATTCAACTCGTCCAATGGGAAGAGTAATCCCTCTCGAATAAATGGTCTCTGCTGATATTTAGCCATCCATTCGTTTTTATCCAGACGATCGCGCATCTTCCGGTAATATTCTGTAGAAAATCCTTTTCCGTAATCGTATTGGAAATTGGATTCATCGTTTTCATCCAATGCAGGAATCTTCCGGAATCTGTAGCGCGGATTGTTCGCATTCTCCGTCTCCACTCGTCCGAGTGGATCATAAACATTCCAACGAGTACCGACCATAAGCTCTTTGGATCCGTCATTTTTACGGTCAACAAGGACATTTAAGTAATCCTGGTATCTGTTCTCCAATCGAATAGGACTCAATGATTCGGTACGATCACGAACCATATCATCAACATATAAGTATCCGTCCGAACTAATATCAACCGCACCGGTCCATGTTCCGTCAATTCCTCGGCAAGTCAGCGTTGCAAATGCTTCTGTAGGAGAAAAGTAAAGTTCATTCTTCTCGGATGACTTATTTGCAAGATCAATATCCGGAAATATCTCTTTGAATGTGTATTCCTCGTTTTGCGTGAGTTTAAATACGTCATTATAGAATCTGTCAGCTAAAATGCCGGAATGCCCGGACATAGCGTTGTGGCTCTCTGGATGCCTACCAATAACCCATGTAAGAAAGAAAATACAAAGAGTGGACTTTCCTACTCGTGGTGGGAGTGATAAGCCATAAAAATCTAACTTTCCATCTTCCAAGTCTTGCAGATCGTCAACAACGATTTTTAGCGTACGCATTCTCGGCTCATAGAATTTCTTTTCCGGCCGTCTGTTCTTCTCCATGTAGTAAAGGAATGATT